GGTCATAGGTCGGGTTCCTTTTGATCCGATTGAAGTACGATGTCAGGTTACCTTCAGTCAAATCCCGCGCGGCATTCGTGGCCGCCGCCTGCTGGCCGCTGGTCAGACCGATCACCCCACCTTCCCGTTGCCCCGTTGCCCGGTTAATCCGGCCCACCAGGCTCAATGCCGCCGATCTGGGTGCCCCGCCCTGCGCAAGGACCGTCCTAACCGCTGTGCGCGTTCCCTCGTTGATCTGGACAATGAGCGAGCTTGACCGGCGCTCTATGAATTGCTGAGCCCTTGGGTTGACGCTACTGAAGAACCCCCGGACTTGCGCGCCCCGAGCCCGTCCACGCTTCACCAAGCTCGTATAGGCCGCATCCCCACCCGCACCATAGGCGGCAAGGAAAGCGCGCTCATAGGGCTCGAATGCGCCCTTATCCATCTGCACCAGCGCAAGAACCCGCTCGACGTCGCCCAACTCCAGGGCCGCGATGATGTCATTGATCCGGACTTGCTCTGTAAGCCGTGCAATAGACGCCAGAAACGCAGCCGCCACATCGGGCTCGAACCTGTCCACAAGTTTATTGATGTCGATCATCAGGCTTCCAGCGTTACTGTGTATAGGACTTCCGGTGCAGCTGGGGCCAGAATTTCCACCTTGTCAATCAAGTGACGCAGCCCCTTTATTTCGATCACGTCCGCTTTTGCCGGGGTCACGCCAGCGCTCGTACTGATCAAAAGTTGACGCATGCTTTTCCCGGTCAGATTGCCGCTGCCATCCCTGAGCTCTTGCTCAAGATCCACCACGACAATCGCTATGGGCGCTTGCTCTGTCCGCGTGGGCGCATACTCGGTGCCGGAATTGACATACTGGATCAGGCTGGCAGGCCCGCCAAAATTGTCAATCAACCGGACAGCAGTTGCCCTTGCGCGGATATAGTCAAAGGCCACGTTATTCGTCCGCAGTCGAAACCAGACCGACCGCGATGTCGCGCAGATCATCGACCTTCATTTTCTGAATCTCTTCCCGGTCAAAGTCTGTTTCCTGATCAATCAGTGCGACCAGATCCACCTTCAGCGCCTTGGCGACCCATTTGCGGTCGTTGGTCACTTCAGCATCAGCCGATTCCGGTGCATCCGACGCCACCAGATTGCCGCGCTTGATTTGACCGCTCATGTATGCGTCAGACAAAAAGCGATCCATTGTCTGCTGGTCAATTTCAATCGCGGCGCTAGGCATGATGACATGACCAGTTGTCGCAGCGATTGGGTTCTTTGAGTTATTCTTTAAGTTGATCATTTCGATGCTCCTTGGGTGGTTGGCCAAGCAGGACGCGGGTCCATCCTGACATTGATTTCATTCTACTCGCGTACTGGTCAGGCAAATCTAGCCACGCCTTCCGGAATCCGGGGCCACGCACCCAATCGACCTTATCAAAGAAATGTGGCGTTGCCGTCATCGGGACGCCGCACAATACCACGTTATCAAACCCCATATCGACAAGCGCGACCTTGGCGGCAAACAGCCCGCTTGATCCGCTCTTGGCTTGGCCTGGGAATTTATATTCCAAGAGATGAACGCCCTCGACATACTCCATATGCGTGGCCTGCTTGTGACCGATCAGCGCCTTGGCATCGGGCAAGCCCTTGTTCCGACGTTTCTCCAGCCACTTCTTTTGCTTGAAGTATCGGGGGTGCAGGGAAACCCATGCATCCAGATCGCCCCGATATTCTGTGCCCGCGTCATTGCAGGCAACCGCTCCATCTATCGGGCCGGTGTATGCAGCCAGATCCGCCGCGAGGGTATCACCGCCACCCAGGACAAGGCAGGTTGTCATGCCGCCAAGATGATGTCGCGATGAATGCGCCTGTAGACGCGATACTTGAAATGGTACGCAAGCCATTTCTCAATGTCGCCCTTGGCCGTGCCATAGCGATCAGACAGGCCTTTGTCTTCAACCTGGATGACGGGCCGGAATTTCTTGATCGTTTCCACCGCGCCCCGCAGCGCGTTCATTTCAAAACCTTCAATGTCAAGACACAGGTAATCGCATGCATCCAACTTCAGGCTGTCGATAGTGATGACTTTCACCCCTGTGCCTTTAGCCATCTGATGCGCGCCAACGTTCTTTGGGTCGCAATCCATGCCCATCATTCCTGGCGCGTCACCAAAGGCCGCGCACTTATGCAAGACGTTCTTTGGGACGTTCTGGGTCAAGCACCAATAGTTGAGCGGATCAGGCTCGACCGTGACCACCTTATCAAACCGCTCGGCGAGCCAGGCCGCCCAGACGCCGCAATTGCCACCGGCCTGGACCGCGCAATTCCGACCCGCTGCGATTGCAATTGCCGGGCGCATATCTTCAACCGTTGTGAATACAACTCGCCGGCATTGTTCATCCAACTCTGGCCACTGCCAATCCTTGCCGTCAATAGTCAGTTTCATGTGGGTATCCAGTCTGCTTTGACCTCGGTGTATTTGGGTTGGCCGTGAAACTGCACAACCCGCGCGCCCTTTGGGACGCCATAAGCGCAATGCTTCTTGTAACTCAGGACGTCGCTCGGCCCAAAGCAATCAATGCCTGGATGATGATCTTCAATGAAGGCCTGATCACCAATGCGCCGATCAACTGTAAGCTTGTACTCAGCCATAAACCGTCTTGGGTCTGAAGCGAAGGTATCGGCTATCGCGCTGTGGTCGCCCAGCCAGGACATAACCGACGAATTCTTGAAGTTTGGCTTGATGAAGTCCTGCACCATGGTCAGGCCGTATTGCTGCCGAAAGAGCGGGCGCAGATCGCCCACCACGATGTTATCAAGATCCAGGTAAAGCGTTTGGCCGCTGAAGTGATGGAATAGTTCCAGTTTGGCCCACCATGAAGGCCAGTCGGTTATCATTGGAATGCAATCGCAATCTACTTCCATATCCGTCAGGCAGACAAAGCGGTCAACCTGTGACTCTACAGTTTCCTGCAATCGGGCCACGTGGCTGGCATCGTATATGCCACCGGATCGGAGTACGCAAACTGCTGTTTTAATCATACGACGGTCATCGCCACACCTAGTGACGTGCTTCCGCCCATGAGTATCGGCGCTAGGATTTCATCGACTTCGGGTAGCATTGGCCGGTTTGGGGTGCCCATGTCGCCAGACTTTTGGATGTCTGCGTATTTGACCTTCAGCGGCCCAACCGCTTCTTCAGAAACCAGCGCACTTGCCGTGAAGTCCGGTGATAAGCTGTTTGGTGTCGCCAGTTCGCGCAAGGCTGCCGCATACGTCGCGTTCTCCACTTCGACAGGGACCGTGTTGGCGTCTATCGCTTTCCCATAGCCATCGGACGCGCCGGTGCGTGGCCACTCACGATCTTGGGCCCGACCACCGGTAGGAATGCCTGGGAACATAGATGTGTATGCTCCGGTCGAAAGGCGCCGCATATAGCGCCCATCGATATAGTCAGAGGCGCGCACCAAAGCTGCCAATTTTTCCGCAGACGTCGCCGATCCCCATGCCGCGTTTCCGCGATCCGAGTGATAGGTGTCTGCTGCTAATTCGGTGCCGTACATAGTGCGCGCCTCTCTTTTCTTTATGCCAAGCCGTCAAGCTTAGCTGTTACCGACTGCGCGCTGAAGGAGCTCAGGGCGCTGGCAGAAGTACAGCGGGTAGCTATACATTTCGCCGCGGGTGAATGCCTGGCGATCCCGATCAGGAATGTTCATCGCATAGACGCGCTGGCCAGGGGTGCCCACGAATGGCATGAACTCGGCAGGCGAGTATGCCACCTTGAACACATTGCGCGCGCCCACAGGGAAGAACTTCGCAGTGTTTGCGCCGACCGCAATCGTCGTACCGTCATCTGTCCCGCGATAGTTGTGGAACGTGATGCCGCCAAATACGAACACGTTGTATGCCAAATTCGCCCGCAGATCAGAAGCCGCAGCAAAATTCAGATACGTGTCACGCACAAGCGGGTGGTCGATCAGGTTGTCAAAGAAGGTATCGCCGCACAGCGCGTGAATTGCTGTGTTCGGACCGACAGCCCCTTTGCTGGCCTTTTCCATCTGGCGACGGATCTGGGTGCACTTTTCACGGACTTTGGTCGTTGCCGTTGTCAGGGCAAAGTTGACCTCAGCCGCCTGCGAACGATCAAACTCGGTAAAGTACGAGTATGTCGTTGTGCCGTCTGCATCAACCAGGATGCCCTGAATGGCACCAAGGCGGTGCAATTCGTGGGTGGCTTCCATGTCGTTGTTGACGTTGCTCATGCGGCGCAGATATTCGGCCTGCACTTGCTCAAGCTCGCTTTCGCCACCGAATGCGCGGATTTCATCAACCTCATGGGCATAAAGCGTGAAGCCTTTTGCCAAGCGGCGTGTTTTCAGCGGAACGGCATCGCGCAGATCTTCTTCACGCTCGTCGGGCGCTGAGCCCAATGCAGATTCAGGGATCAAGGTGAGCCCTTCAGTGCGCCGGTCAACAAAGATGTTGCGTGTGCGAATAGGCATCGGTTCAAAGATGCCCAGGGACCCTAGCAGGTCTGGTTTGTAGTCCATTTCGTTGACGACACCGGAAAGGCTCGTCATCGTAAATGCGTTGCTCTTAAAGACGTCCATAGTTGCCATTAGACTGTCCCCCTTATCGTGCGATGATGCCGACCGAGGCGAGCTCAGCGGTTTCATCTGTTGCGTTGGATGGGCTCGCAGCCGAGAAGATCAGCTTGGACAGCACAACCTCCGCATCGCGAACAATGACTGTGGCTTGCACGTCAGCCGCGCCAGTGACCTCTTCACAGAGAATACCAGCGGCGGTTTGGCTGCCATCGGTCGGCGACAAGTCAGGATCAACCCGGACATATTTGCCGGAAGACGTGATGCGGCCCATGACTGTGCCAGCCTCAAGCGTGACGTCGGCGCCAGGTGCTTCCACCGTGACCTCTTCACGCGAACGGTAGCCGTTGGCTTCGCTCGACAGGAAGCCGAACTTGCCAAGGCGCTTTACTACAGGTGCCATCGTTTAGGCCTCCTTTTTCATTTTGACGCCGGCGCTCTTGAAGATCTTGTCTCCCCATGCGCCAGGTGTCTTTGCGAGTTTGCCGTCTTGCATGACAGCGGCGAAAGGATCGTTGGACTTTTCGCCAGCCGACCCAGCTTCCAGAAGGGCATCGAACATGACTTCGATGTAGGCATCGCCGCGCCCTTCAATTTTTGCGTCACCCAGCTTGGCGGCAACAACCGCCTTGCGGATTTCGGCTTCTGACTTGCCAGCAATGTCCAGATCGCCGTCAACCAATGTCTTGGCTTTAGAAACCAGATCAGCGCGGGCCGTGACCAGCTTGTTCAAATCTTCATCCGATACCTGGGCCGCTTCCAGCTCGGTGATGCGAACATCACGCTTTGCCAGATCGGTTTCAGCATCGGTTGAGGCTGTTGCGGCATCGGTCGTGATCTTTGCGATCTGACCTTGCAGCTTTTCGATCACAGCGGCGCTTGCGTCCGTGCACTCGATTGGCAGACCATCCACCACGATGGTCCGCGTTTTGATGGCATCTGCCATGTCTTGCGCTCCTTTTTCGTCGCCAATTTTCAAGGATGGACCACCGCGCGCGCTGGCGACAATAGCAAGGTGATTCATTCGCAGTCCTTTTTGGATTGCGTCGTAAGGCTCGCCGTCTGGCGTAACCCCATCTTCAAAAACAAGGTCGCAGGCATAACCCATGCTAAGCTCCCTTGTCATCTTGGATTCAATGCGGGCGATTGCGTCGGAATCCATGATCATCATGGGTACTGACACCTTGTCACCGTCACGCATGATCTCGCTGCCGGTATGACCAACCGCATGCTGTTTCCAGTTGTCAGCCGTGATCATACCG